AATACTTACCCGCCTCGAAGCCCGTAGTTCGCCACGGTTACCGGTTAACCTTTCATATTGAAATTATGCCACGTCACCGGTAAGAAACACAAAGTGACCGGTTTTCCCGGTTAGCGATCCAAGTGAGCATAAAACATGGGCCCCCCCCCATGTGATGATTGACCTTTTTGATAATTTCGAGGAGCCTTCCTCCATTAACACTGCGTTTGCATAAATACTAGTGATTGTTAGTGGGTGGTTTTATTTTTCCTTTATTTCATTACATTCCTTCTTGTTTTCAAGAAGCAAAATCTTTTTATTCCATATATTCATGAAACGAGACCGTTTCATCATCACGAACAATTACAGACTCATCAATATTAATAATTACAACTCTATCCCTACTTAACATCTGCTTCTTAACTAAATTGCCCCTAGAATCATATTCAAGATCTAATTGGGGAAGAAAATTAGAAAGAACGACAACATGAACCCTATCACTACAATTAAAATCTATGGGTTCATATTTACTAGACCTAATTAACCTATCCTTAATCTCCTCTAAAACTGTATACTGAAGAACATCTTCAACCTGACGAGGAAGATCAAAGACAGCATGGCCGAGATGATCTGCATAGGAGTATTTTATGTTTTCTCCCTTTCCTCCTCTGGAATAGAACCACCCAGCTTGAATCTTAGACTTGGCCCAGGTGGTCTTCCCTTCATTGCCTTGAGAGCCGTACACCCATATGATAGTTCTATCATCTGGGCCCTCGTTGAGTACCTTCTCAGCCAGCAACTGCCATGGTCTGTCAAGTACAGGGAGTACCAGACCAGAGAACTCCTTATTAACCCTAGTCGCCAGGCAGCGACGATAGAGCTTAGGATCGGATAATCGCATCTCTTCTGGGTCTTCCTGAAATGATTCCATCGTCTTCCTCTTACGGCTCCCTTGCTCCGCAAGTACGCCGAACTCCCATGGCCCAGAAGATCGAGTGTCATCCTTTGTGCAATAATCTCTATTGCTGGATGCACTTCCTTTTGCGATTTCGAGATGGACTCCATCGCCTAATTTATTTTTCAGGAAAGACAAACGTTGAGAACGTTTTAATGTTACAAAGCCCTGTATGTGTTTACGCCCAGTTGACGAACACTGTTCTTCCTGGAACACCAAATATTCAGCCCATTCAGGAAGAGAAGAAAAGAGGGGAAGTACGTAGGAAAAAAGGGTAAAGCACCAATTTCTACTCTGGGACGTCATTTTGAATTTGTGTTGTGTGTATGATATGACAAATGTATATAATAGCCCACTTTGACCAGTCAGAGTGTGGCGAGGTTTTGTGGCGAGGCGGGGT